TCAGCTCGCCGATTTAACGATGAAAGTCACGACGCCAAAAACGTCCAGGGTATCTTCACTGCCCACAATGATCGGGCTGTAAGCGCTGTTCATTGGGTTGAGTTGGACAGTCGGTCGAAGCTGCAGGCGTTTTACAGTGAACTCCCCTTCCACTGCGGCGATCACAATATCTCCATGATCTGCTGTGATGGAGCTGTCCACCACCAGCAGATCACCATCACCAATTCCCGCATCGATCATCGAGTCCCCGGCAGCCTTCAGGAAGTAGGTTGAACTCGGGTGTTGGATCATCAATTCATTGAGATCGATACGTTGCTCGACGTAATCCGCGGCCGGGCTGGGAAATCCACATTGCACTAAGTCGCTGAAAAGCGGGATAGCAATGACTTCACGTAACTCTGCTGGTCTGTACAACTTCATAATGCACGCCTCAACACTGTTTTTATATACAGTAGTTGAATGGAAAATTCTGATCAAGGTGCGCTATGAAGCTGGCTGATTAAGGCTTAAGCGGTTTGCCCGTAACCTTCTCATGCATCGACAAATATATTTTTGTAAATTTTTCCGCCCGCCTACAGTTCGGCGCCATCCGGCTTTCCTGCCGGGAATTTTTTGTACAGTGTGCAGACCGCTACGTCGTAAATTAAAGCGACTTGCTTACGGTCGATGCCGTTCGCAACGAGTCGTCCAGCTTGTGCCCATTGTTCCGCAGTCAATTTTGGGCGACGACCGCCAACCCTTCCCTTTTCTCTCGCAGCGGCAAGGCCAGCGCGCGTTCTCTCGACGATCAGTTCCCTTTCCATTTCCGCAAGCGCGGACATGATATGAAAGATGAATCGCCCCATCGGGCTGGAAGTGTCTATGCTGTCGGTGAGGCTACGAAAATGAATGCCGCGCTGCCGCAATTCGTCTACCAGCAGGACAAGATTCCGCATACTTCGGCCCAGTCTATCCAGCTTCCAGACCACCAGCGTATCGCCTTCGTTTAAAGTCCGAAGCAGCCTTTTTAGTGCCGGGCGATTAGCCACGGTTCCGCTCATCTTTTCTTCAAAAATCTGCTCACATCCTGCGCGTTCAAGAGCCTGCCGCTGGAGATCAGTATTTTGGTCATTTGTTGACACCCGGACATAGCCAATCTGCATATTTTTTACCCAATATTTTTGCCAAAAAATCAGGTGAAGTTATCGGCCACGCACTTGAGAGGCAATCTATAAAACGTCGGTTTGGGAAGTAGTGCCACGAAGGATGTCGGAACCACAGCTGGGAACGTCATGCAGGTGGGGGCTTTTGGGGTAGGTTCACCTCAGCAGAATAAGCCAAACGATGCTAATGCATCTTTTATCAGTGACGCTGATGGTTTAACTCTGTGGGCTCCAGCCAATGGTTGTGGTTATCAAAGTTCTTACAATACGCAGCGTATTGCGCAAATGTGGGTAACATCTAACGGTGCGGGGTACAGCCGATTTTTGACAAACACAAACCCTCAAACGCCAAAAACCGATGTACCGTGGACACTTTACCAGGCCTCTGGAACGTCAGACATTAACTTCAAAAAGGTAACCGGTAATCTTGATTTAAACGAGTCGCTTTCGAACATTGAGGCAATGGATTTTAAAACCTTCTATTACCTTGCAGATGAGGATAAAACGGTTCGCCGCGGTGTCATTGCTCAGGAGCTCGAAATGATAGATCCGCAATATGTTCACTCAGCTGAAGAATCGGGCAAAATGACGCTCGACCTCAACCCTCTTGTGCTCGATGCGCTGGCGGCAATCAAAGCGCTGACAATCCGTGTGAAGGGACTAGAGAAACGGGTGGAGGATTAGGTAGCCGATGGGCTGCAAAGTTCACGCAGTTCGCTTTCTAAGCTTCTGACACGCTCGGCAAGCTCCTTTATCGCCTCCACATACAGGGCGCTCATTGCGCTGTAGTCCACAGTTTTGAGATCATTAATTTCTTCTCCAGCAGGTGTTGTGCCGGTGCCGCCAGAACTTACAGCAACCGGCAGAACTTGCTCCAGTTCCTGGGCGATAATGCCTGCGCTTCGTACCGTCTCTGATTCGGTGAGTTGAATGCCGAATGTGTAGCCCGACAGGGAACAAATCTTCTCCAGAGCGTTATTGACGAGCTCTTTGTCAAATTTAACTCGTTCGTCAGAGGTCTGGTTTACCGAAATACAGGTGAACCGGCCAGATGATTCAAACGAAAAACTATAGCCATTCGCTCCACCGTTATCGTTGCTGTCAGGTCTGAGTCGGATCGTACCGTCCTTAGGTGCATAGATTACCCCGCGTGATTCATTCCCTCCCGCACCATAAAACCAAACGTGGGCGTTCTGTGTATCGCTGGAGGCCCATACGTTTGATGAAGTTACGGCCCTTAGTGAGCCACCTGCGTTAATGCTGCCTGAGGCAGTTATGCTGTTCTGGCAGGTGATAGGATTTCGAAACTCAAAACTGTCACCGATAAAAGTGTATTTTCCAGCATAGAAAGTGAAATCCCCCTTCCCCATCCCTCCATTCGAATTGCCACCACACAGGATGCGCGCGTCATAATCATTAGTGCCAAGAAAATGGAAATCAATGAAGCTTGCAGAAGAGGTATTTTTCGCTCCAATTTCAAGGCTTCCGAAGTTGACTGTGACACTACTTCCCAAACCGAGGTTTGTGCGAGCGTCTTCTTTGGTCGTTGCGCCGGTACCGCCATCTGCGACAGCAAGTGCACCATTGCTTCCTTTCTGCAGTAACTTGCCGATCGCTGGAATGCTTACTGCCTTGCCGTTGATGGTGACAGTGATGCTCTGGTTTGCCGTGGTTGTGGCAAAAGTCTCCCACGCACCGATATTCTCGTCGTAGTCTTTGATGAGCTGAGACATCGCCTGCGCCAGGCCATCGACAGAGATATTGTCTGATACCAGAATGCCGTACTTCTGGCCGCTCAGCGCCGGGGAAGCAGCAGGCGTTACCGTCATGGACGTGGCGCTGTTTACTGCTGAAATCTGGAACATTTGGACCGGGTTAGACATGACGATAATCGTCTGGCCAGCGCGGACCTGGCTGGCGGGAGCCGTCCAGTTCGTGCCTGTGCCGGTGGCGGTATTTCCGTTAATAGCGATGGTGCCAGTGTTATAAAGCATATTTTCTCCAGGCAATAAAAAACCCCGCCAGAGCGAGGTTGTTATTCAAAATGGTTGGTTATTTGCAGGTGGTGTCAGTGAATGTGTTCGCACTTACCCAGCGCCAGTTGAAAGGGTATCCGGCTCGGTACTGTGACTGGTTGTTTTGTTTGCGAACGCCGTAAATTTGAACCGTATTTTCCTGACCGCCAACGATGGCTGTGCCACTGCAAACTGGTTCCTGTTTCTCAAGTACGCCAGCGCAGCCAGACAGCATGACAGCTCCAGCCAGGCAGATGAGTAGCTTATTCATGTAATGGTATCCCAAGGTATTCATGAACTTAGACAATACCAACATGAAAGAGGTGGGTATAATTGATTAGATAGATCAATTATCTGTTATTGATCGCTCAAAACGATCAATCAGTCATAGGCCGCTGTATTTATCGCTGTTAATGAAATCCCGGTATTTGTACCGCCTCCCGGCGCCCCTGTCCCCGTTGAAGTCCCGCCTGCGTTTACCCTCGTAGTTGTTCCATCGAATCTGCATGACGAATACGCATTGATTGTGTAAATGGTAGGAGGTTGAGTGGAGTTATTTACGATTATGGTCTGACCCAGCTGTGCAGGCGCGACGGCCCACGAACCGCTCAGCGTCTGGTCAATATTGCTCCCCCCGTTTGCGCCCGGCGTGCCAACTGTCTGCAGGTCTGATAAAACGCGAGACTCATTTGTCAGCACAAGCTTTCCGGCTGCGTCCCAAATAGCCAGACCCCATTTCGGTAATGTCTGCGGGAATATGGCAAATACATATACTGTCAGGGTGAAACTCTGGTTATAGGGGTTAACCCCGCCAACATAGATATTGCCGCCATTCCTGTAAGACATAACTGGCGTGGGCTGTGCTGTATTGGTGGTTTTAATAAATACCATCGCAGGATAACTTGCGTTCAATGCAATATTCTGTGCGACCTGCTGAGAGCTGCCGTTAGCGGATGAATTAAAGGTGTACTTTCCGTAAAGACAAAAAGGCGTTGATTGTGGCGTTACAAAGGGATTCCCGTTATCCATTAATATCATTGCGCCAAATTCGGCCATTATGATTTCTCCATGAAAATGACCACCTCACACTTTGATGCCGGATAATTCCCCATACCTATAGTAGAGGCAGCTGTTACGGTAATAGTGTTCCCCGATGCTACAATGCGCCGACCTACGCTGCTCCCTCCTTCATCGAGTGAAAGAACAAAGCCGACTTTCATTCCGGAGGGAATCGTAAAAGACCAACTGCCGGATGTTTGTCCGGCAGCCAGTTGTATACGCCCAACAACGGAAACTGGCTTGATACCGTAGTTATTGGGTTTACCCGACGCATCCCATGTTTGTATACCCCATGACATCAAAACACCCCTGTGAGTTTGCCGATTTGCACGCGGAGAACGCCATTCGAGTCCCTGATACTGTCAGTGACGTTGGTCGATTTTCTTGCCCCCTGACCGTCACTGCCGTAGTTTTCCCAGGTGCCACCTTTATCAAGTTTCCAGCCAGCGGAACCCGCCACGTAGTTATTTGACTGGATGTAATTACCAATCTTGGCGTTAGATATGGTCCCGTCCTGGATGAATGTATCTCGGATAAAAGTCTGGCCGTTCTGGATCACAAAGGGCAATGCTACAGTGCTGCCAGCCTGCGTGGTTACAGCGAAACGGTCTGCCAGGAAGATAACCTGCGACTGCATACCAGAAGGCGTGTTCTCTACGCCGATCCCCATCCCGGCGGCGTAATACTGCCCGTTAGCGGCCACGCCAACTTTGATGTTATACATCGCGCTGATGTTGCCGTTAATGTCAGCAACCGCATTAGCGGTTTGCGTGATAGCAGCAGTCTGTCCATTCACCGTTACGGTCAGAGAATTGATTTTTGTTGCAGATGCCTGAGTGAAGTCAGCCAGGGTTTCGGTGAGATCGGTTGCGTTGGAAATATTGCCACCGGCAGATGCATCCAGCGTAACAAGTGCACGGGCAACCGCCGAACTGGTATCCGCAACCGTTGTGTCAATGCGGTCGATGCTGGCGCTGTTTCCGGCATTCGTCACGGTTTGAGATCGACGCGAAGTAACCTGCGCCAGTCCGTTCTGGATTATGGCGATAGCGGAGTTCTTCACCCCTCCCGTCATTCCATCCATCGATACAGAAATCTCGTCGATCTTCACAGCTGCCTGAGCCAGACCATCAGCGTTTTCCTGAATGGCCAGCGCCTGCTGCTCAATATCGTCGGCATTCTGTTTGATGTCCTCGGCCATGCCAGCAATTTTTTCGTTGCTGTCGACGGTGTTCTCGATCAGGTCCTTAAACGTGTCCGATTCTTTGATATCCTCCAGGATGGCATCAGTGATGTCGGAAACATCGATGCTGGCCTGGCCCCGAACCCAGTCTGTGAACCCCGATTCGTTGCCGGTTCGGTCCACCAGCTGCGCCCGGTACCAGAAAATCTGTCCCGCCTTGAGGCCCATCTGTTGATATTTGCGCTGCGGGTAAGGCACATCGGCCAGCAGCATCGCATCATCTTCGGCCCCGGTCTGGCTGTACTGGATTTCAGTCTTCAGCGTATCGTCGGTGTTCGCCGGGAACCCCCAGTTCAACTCGATTCCAAACACTACGTTTTCAGAAGCGATAAAGCCAACTGGCTTCGGTGGATTGCCCACTTTACCCGTCAGCGTTTTCTCTTCTGAATATCCCCAACCTGATGAAATTTCCGCAGCATTGATGGCGCGCACGCGCACCAGGTAGCGCCCGGCGTAAATACCCGGTACGTCAAAAGACGTGGTGGAGCTGCGCGGTACGTTCACCCAGTTCCCGTCGTTGCGGCGCCACTGAGCTTCATAGGCGATAGCATTCTGCGCCTGGTCCCAACTGACGCGCATTGTTTCAACGCTGATATTCTGCTGAACCATCGAGAAGGAGTTGATCACGATGTTTGCTGGTGGCGCCTGATTGCCCGGAGGAATAACACTTATCGGACGCTGGTCGATGATCGCCCCTGTATCAATGCGGGCGTATTTATCCGGATCGTGATTAGCTCCGGCGATGGTAAATGTCCCATCATCGTTGTCCGTCACACTAACTACGCGGTATTGCTGCGAGTAAAGTTCATCACTCTCTAACAACCAGACAGCTTCAGCGTTTGGTGTTTCGCTATACGGCGTGGTGACAGTGACCGCGTTATCTGAAATCGCCTGGATAGTGCGTGACTGAGCAACACCGGAAGGCAGGTTAACGATTAGCCTGTCTCCTGCCGCGGCACCAGGAGCTCGATCAAGAGTGATAACCCGGCCATTTGCACTGGCGATTCTTCCGCCCAGATCACGTCCGGAAAGGTTCCTGTCCGCCACAGCGATGACATATCCTGGTTGTGGAATATTGCCGTCCAACCCGACATTAAAGGTCACCACACGGTCTTTATTATTGGTGAGAATGCCCCAGCGCCCTTTTCGGTTCGCCTCCGATTGTCTGGTGCAACCTATGGCCGTCAGTTCGAGCTGGTTGAAGCCATAGCGCGCCACCAATGCCTGTTCAAAAACCGGCTCCATAGCATCAGCGTAGGCATTATCAGGATCGGACCATGAGACCAGCGCGTTTGTGTACCTGCTCTTGGTCGTGCTGCTGGAGTAGGTGAATTTACCGTCAACAACATTGGCGTGGGTGTAACTGAAATCGACATCACGCGGCATATCCGCAAGGCAGACAATCTGGTCATCACCCCAATAAGTCATACCGCGGAATATGGCCGCAAAATCTCGTAGCACGGTGTAGGCGTCGTTTCTGTCCTGAATGTAGACGTTGCAGGTATATCGCGGCTCGGTACCACTCCCGCCCTTGCCGTCTGGTACCTGCTGATCGCAGTACTGCGCAACCTGGTAAAGCGACCATTTGTCGATATTGGCCGCAGTGAGACGATTACCTAAGCCGAAGCGGTCAGTGACCACCAGATCGTAAAAAATCCATGCAGGATTATCCGTCCACGCCCACTTAAACGTGCCCGTCCAGGTACCGCTGTAGGTTCGAGTCTCGGGATCGTAGGTATCGGGAACACGGATTACGCGTCCGCGAGGTTCGCAGGAAATCTGAGGGATGGAGCCGTTGAACTGGCTTGAGTCAAACTCGATATAGAGCAACGCCGTATTCGGGTAACGCAGTTTGGCGTCAATCACCTCAGTAAAGCTTTGCAGCGTCATTACATCGCCGATTTTCGCGCTATTTGCGTCAGCGGTTATCTTGCGCAGACGAAGCGTCCAGGTGCTGCCCGCCTGCGATAAATCGATACGGTGGCTGCGCTCGTAACCGGAGGTCGTTTTCCCCGTAACGCTGGTATTGAGCACGGTCTGCCATGTGCCGCCGTCTGTCTGCAGGTCAATCGCGTAGTTGACCGAGTAACCGACGAGATCACCGTCATTCTCTTGCTTAAAAAGAGACGGCCATTTCAGGCGCAGGCGAACAGCCGACAACTGGGTATTAGTGAATGTACGCGTCCAGGCGGTTGCACTCGAGACCTCAGCCCCCACGCTAATTTCATTTTCGGTTCCGGGAATACCCTGGATGTATTTCTGCGCCTGAGTCCCTGGACGGAACTCCCACGTTACACCGCTGAAATTCTGCGTACCATCTGCGTTCTCAAGTGCAGTGCCATCCAGGTAAATATCTTTACCGGTCAACTGGCCAGCAAATTCCCCCTCTCCTAACGCGAGCAGGATTTTCGCCTTTGCGACAGACTGTAGATCGTCTGGCTGCTCGGTCGGCGTTCTTGAGCTGGAGCTGCCACCTTTACGGCCCTTAATAGCAGTTGCTGTAACCATATTTCACCCATAAAAAAAGCCACCCGTGGGTGGCTGGCAGTGTTTTGAATATGGAAGGTCACGCTTTCAGCAACAACTTGTAAAAATACGCTTCGTCGTAGAGTCGTAGAAATCTCAAAGCACAAGTTTTGATATAATCAGCTTGCTGATGTGGCCTAACATTCCCATGTATCTGGTGATTTAAGTAATAATAACCAAGACCTTCTTCATAGTTATTTACAAAGTCGTCGTGTAAAGCGCTCCAGTAAGAAACAACTCGGTTTAACAGGCCCGCAGGCAAGTCATACCATTGGACAAAGGTTTTACTTAATTCACTCCAGAGATCATGCTCGCTCAGTGGGTAAGCAAGCTTTTTAAATGTTAGGCGTAAAGACAGAACAAACGCCTCGTGATCATCTGGTAGTTGATAACCTACTTCGTCGATATATGCATCGAAATACTGAAACACCTCATCTTTGGATATTTCTTTATCTAACCCTAACGATGCCAGTATTAACAAGCTTGAAGAACTGCTCCCAGATGAAATCTGTTGTTCAGCCCAATCAGTAAACGCTTTACGGTTCAGTCCCGGCTTGTTTAATTTTCGAATGCCAAGCAAATCATGAAAATCTACGACATAGCCATCCATAACACCCACCAATTACTTAAGCATACCTTTCAAGAAGATACACTTGCTGTGCCGACGTTGCTACTGCTGATCTTCCACGTAGATGCCGGCGGAGATAATGGCACCGCCAATCCTTCGCTTTCCGTAAAGAAGTGGGACCGGATTTCCCTGAGCTGTGGTGTTCGTTACACCGCCAAAAGCGTAACTGGCCTGATTATCAGCAGACTGCTTACTGGCAAGGCCGGCCGTCTGCGGCGACATCATTTGAACTACGCCGCCGATCATCATCGCAGCACCGAACTTCGCTACCCCATAACCTGCCGCTGATAGCGTGCCAGCAGAAAAGTAACCAATCGCAACGCCGACGACGACCAATACCGCCCCGAGTATCGTCTGGAATGCGCCTGCTTTTTTGCTACCAATGATTACTGGCGCGATACGGATATCTTCACAACCTTTATCCATGTCGAGCTCGTCAGAGATCAGATTTCGCTTTCCGCTAAAAACGGCGTAGGTAAGACCGCGTTGTTTACTGGTATTCAGGAAACGTTCAAAACCGGGAACAATCGCACAGAGCGCACGGATGGCCTCTTTGGGCGAGGCAACTGCGAGCTTGTATTCACGGCCAAAGCTAGCGCCGAGGATGCCATAAAGCCGAATCGTTCGGGGAACGCCTTTATTGAGTAACGCAGTCATGTTAACTCCATAAAAAAAGGCCGCCTAAGCGACCTTAAATTTGTTTAATAATTTACTTAACTTTCCACATTCTATATTGCCCCCAGAAACCAACTTCTGCCACATATTCTTGTGGCGTGCCGTCGGCAACGAGATCAAGAGTTTTTCTCATACCCATGCTTAAAACATTACATTCATTACTGACTCGTAACTTATGAGGCCCATTAGTTAAATAAGCTGTCACGAATTGATTCTGTCTTAGAAGGGCGACATCTTTATCATCGATAGCAACCAGGAACTTACACATCCCTCCACTTCCGCCACCAATGAATTGTTTATTTCGTGTAACAGTAACCTTTGTCTGCTGTGTATCAGATTTAGGTGTTACCAATTCTTGATTTAGTATCTTTTCTGCCTGCCCATAAGGACGTGCACATCCTGCCAATGTAAGAACAGCTATAATAATTAGTAGTTTTTTCAAAATCTTATTCCCATCAGTATTGTTCAGATTAATCCTAACATGCGAATAAGCATCATGAAAATCAATAACTAACATATTGAGCCTGGTTAGTTGGTGTCTCTGGCTCCATTAGACTTAAAACGAACTATCTTCATTGTTCGTTCCCGCCAGTACCCGCCGTAAGGCACACGCTGACTGAGGTGGCCGTAAAGATGATGAAGCAGCATATTCCCTTCCAATAGGATCCCTGCATGATTCCACTTATTGGCCTGTACCTGCATGATCACCATATCGCCAGCCTGCGGCGGACCGTCAAACTCGCGGAAACCACATTCATACCAGCATTCCTGATAGAAATTGTCCGAATAACTGTCCTCCCACCACGGATAATCCACACGATAGTCGGTTAACTCGATGCCATGGGTTTGGCGAAAATAACTCATCACAAGCCCCCAACAGTCGAAATGGCCGAGCAGAAACGGGCGCTGCAGCAGCGGTAGTTCACCGCGCGGCTGGATAGTACGTAAATCGCCCTCAGGCCAACTTACGATATGCCACGGCACCAGCGTTGCATCGCACTGCGCTTTATCCAGCTCACTCGGTTGAGTCGTCGCGTCAGGATGGCTATGAACAATCGCCGCCACTGTTCCCCAGTCCTCGGCGCACGCATAGTCCACAGGCGATAGGTGGAACTGCTCTGTCGGATCAGCAGAAAGGTTGCGGCATGGAAAATAGCGCTCCACCCGGCTTTTCTGAGCCACCACGCCGCAGCATTCGCCTGGATACTCCTTCGCGGCATGCGCCATGATGGCGTTAATCGTTTTCTGACGCATGATTAGCTCCTGATGAGAGAGGTGCCCGAAAAGCCACCGAAGGGTAATTCTTCATTCTCGCCAAACCTCAACCTGCATGCGGTCAGCGTGCCATTGCAGGCATCAAGGGAAGGATCGTCTACCGGGCTATTGTTCAAGTCGAAGTATCTGGCGCCGGCATAATCGCACCCGTCACCCGAGCGATACTGGTTGCGAATACACCAGGTACACAGCGAGTGGAGTTGACGCGTCGGTATCATCAACCCCTGAAGATCCATCGGACTGGTAAGAATGAACTCGACGCTTTCCCCCGCCAGTTCGTTGTTCTTTCCATCGATGTAGAACACGCGCTTTCTCACCTGCAACGGATCTGCAGTGGCATTTCCCTCAGGAAAGTTTCTGGCATCCAGGTAATGGGCAAAAGTATCGTGGATAGTGACCTTCGCCTGGAGCATATCGTCGTAGGCCAGACAGAGCGCAGTGATCGAGCTGTCGATGTTTGCCACCGTCAGAGTCGGTTGTGCACTGCTGCCGTCGGTTGATGCCTCAAGCCCTTCGAGCTTATATGGCCAGGCGGCATATTCTTTTCCCTGCCACCAGATACTCTTTGCTGCAAGTTTCGTTTCATCCCCACCAGCAGCGGCAATTTCATCAGCTGCATGGGGCAAGTTGTAGGCATGAAAACGCAGTACGTCATCGACACCAAAAGTGGAGCCATCAACCTCAATGAGGCGAATTTTATTGCCCGGTTCGAGTCGTTGGTAATCTTGTGTAATCATGGTGCGTATGTCTGTTTGAAAGTAGCGGTTATGGTCATTACTTTGCTGGAGAGGGGCTGCGCTTTCACTGAATCAGCCTCAACGCGGTAAAGTCCTGCCTCGCCAATAGGTGATGTCCAGATAAACGATTTTGTGATGTGCGAACGGCAGAAATTCAGAGCGGTAAGCATCTCTGCTTTTTTACCCGTGAGGGTTATTGGCCAGGACTGCTTTTCGGGATTGATACCCTCGCCGGCAATCTGCTCATAGCCATCACCGAATGATGCGGCGCGAGTGGAGTGACTAAATTCGCCCTCCATACCTGCTTGTATCTGTGTTCGACAAGTGAATATTTGGATCGCCACGTTTCCTCCGGGCATAAAAAAACCCGCCGAAGCGGGTCGAGTAGCGATGACAGATCAAAGATATTTTTTCTTCAAATCTTCTAGCCTGCTGTCATCTTGCTCTGTAAAACCAGATGCATCAAACAACGCCTCTTTATCTGCACCATTAACTCTCGTTACTGTAACTGTGAAGACTGCGCCAGCTGGAGCATTAATCTTGCCCCATTCAGAAAACTTATTAGGAGCCAAAGCCCAAGCGGCCTCTTCATTTGGTTCCAATCCACCAGCAATTTCGTAGTTGAAATCCTGTTCCAGCCATGGCACTGAGCGTCCTTCGCTGGCTATCACCCCCCGGAAGAACACCCGGGAAATAGCTTTATCAGAATTATTTTTCACAACAAGTCTAATTACAGGCTGTGGTTGGCCGTACTCCTCAGGCTCCAGGCTAAATCGAGATGATAAAACCTGTACTTTTTTTAGCTCTTCTTTGGCCTTCTCGGAGTCAGCCTTTTTCTGTTCAAGCTCTTTGATTTCCTGAAGTGCCTGCTCTTTCTGCTTAAGTTCTCTCTCAACAGTTATTTTCTGTGCATAAGAGATTACTTCCTCACCAGTTTTGCCAGCCAACGGTTCGCGCATCTTTTTGCTTATGTCTTCTTTGTCACTCTCCGAAGATGCACGCATTAGGTCAGCCATATTAATGTTGCTGAACACTACAACCTTAAGAGCGCTATCAAATTCCTCTCGTTTATTCTCCGGAAGTGACTCTCTGACTTTCGCTATAGAAGATTTCATTGCGTCATCAGTGGATGAGTCAATTTGAGGTTTATCGCAAGCAGCAAGTAAGAAGGAAAGCAAAATCACGCCAATTATTTTTTTCATGTCCCTATTCCATCAGTAAAAACTAGGAACAATCCTATCAGGAAATAACTCAACGACAAAACATGCATAAGCAACATTAACGTGATTTCGTTGCATTCCATATCATGCCTCCGGGCTGGAGTTGCCGGGCAATACCCGCCCGAACAGACTGATCGATCGTCTGCTTATAAGCCCGGGTGATCGCTTCGTCATTTCCTGAAGTTTGCTGCTGCGAGTTCTGGTTCTGCACGACAACTGAGGTTTGAACCGTGATACCTCCAGCGCCAGCTGATTGCAGCCCATACATCGCCGCATTGCCAACATAACCGCCGTTAGCATAACCCTGCGCGCCGCGCATCATTGCGTAGAGATTGCCAACACCAATCGCGCTGGTAGCCTCTTTGGTGAACACAAACTCACCACCATGAACGACACCTTTCGGCTGATATTTTCCACCATCGCCGGTATAGCCCCCGCTGTCGAATGCCGGGACCAGCCCACCCTGAGAAAAACCGAAAAAGGCCCCTACAGCCGTCCCTCCAAACGCTGATTTCATGCTGTTAACCATTGCCAGTTGCACGAGCATCTGAGCAATGCCTTTGAGGAAAGTTGTCAGGAAGTCGGTAAAACTGGCTTTGCCAGTAGTAAAAAAGTCCGTGAGCGTTGAAGCCATCCCCGTAAATGCAGACTGGGAAATGTTTTGCATCTGACCATAAACATTGGTTGCGCTGTCTTCAAACTCGCTCCAGCCCTTTTTCGCGCCGGTCAGCCAGTCACCACGCAGCTGGTCTTCTGCATCGTAATAGTCGGTCGCAGCCTTGAGCTGTTTCTGGTAGCCATCATCCGCCAGAGAACCACCTGAATTCTGCCAGCCGGCGGCAAGCTGACTTTTAGCCAGTTCCCGCTGCGCCTGTCGGTCGCTCATCCCGGCCCCGCCTGTCAACGCTGCCTGCTTCTCGGACATCTGCGTGGAGTATTTCTGCGCAGTATCCATCCGCTTGTTCAGTTGCTCCTGAGCGGAGATCTGGTCGCCAAGTAGTGCTTTCTGACGCGCCAGCTGAAGCACCTGGTCTTTGCTCGCCAGCAGCGACTGCTCCTGTTTGGTCAGCGAACGAGTCCGGGAAGCCTCTTCCAGCACCTGGAACCTGGCTTCAGTGGTCCATAAGTTTTTACGCTGCTGACTGATCGTGTCGTTCAGGTCTTTATGCTTCTGCAGGGCATACAGCTGCGCCTGGAGTGCCAGCAATTCAGATTGAGCAGAATCCCCAGCTCGCAGACCGGACGAGACTGTTTCCCCTTTCGCTGTTGGCGTTTTGGGGTCTCTATAAAGCTTCTCGATCCCGGCTCGCGCTTTGGCAATGTCTTCAGCCGTCCAGAGTGTAGCCGTCCCGTTTTTGGCAGCTTTGGCATTTTCAGCAATGGCTTTATTCAGTTCGTCCTGAGCCTGACGGCGCTTTTCTGCGGCTTCAGTACCGGCATCAAGATAGCGATTCATGATCTGCTGGGCACTTATCGCATCTTCGTTAATTTCTTTACCTGCTGATATAGCACCGTTCAAATCGTTCTGAAGTGTGATGGCACCCAACATAGGGTTAATCTGGGCTTTCAACGATGCTATGGCCGCAAGCTGCGCTCTACGGCGATTATCGTAATCTCTGTCCTGTGAGCTGGTGTCGTAGCTGTAGCCGTAACCCATCTTCTGGCGTTCAGGCAATAGCTTACTCTCACGATCCGCCAGATCAGCCTGCATTCTCGCAAGCATGTCTTGCGGTGCTTCCGGGCGCCCAATATTAAGCAGCTCGTCCCACATCCCTTTGAAAGCATTGCGGGCTGCAAGTGCGGCTCTCTCAACCAGACCGAGATTAGCGAGGATCTGCTGGCTTCTGCGTTGTTCTGCCTGGCTGTAGGCATCAGCGGCTGCTTGCCCTGCAGCCTCTTTATCGCCCCGACGTTCCAAAGAAGCAATGTATTCAAACTGAGCCGCCGTCAGGTAATGCAGCTGATTGTTGAGCTCTTGCGATGCCTGGGTTGGCTCGGCATAAAGCTTCTGGAAATTAGCGATGGTCTTATCCACCGCCTGACCAGTTGCCTGCTCCATCGCAACTGCCGCGCGGCTCACTGTCTCAAGCTTGTTTGCATCAAACTTTCCAGAACCCACTAACTGAGCCAGAACAGAAGAAGCGGCGTATTGGTTAATCCCGCCACCGGATAGAGACTTTGCCAGTGCAGACAGCTGTGTGGCAGTTTTCCCCGCATAATTGCCGGTCAGTATCAGCTGTTTGTTATATTCGGATGCTTCTTGTGAACCTTTATACCAGGCAGCGACCAGCAGGCCAGCAACACCAATCATTCCCCCTAAAGCCAGTTTTGCCGGCGTTACCAGCGAGAGAATGGCTTTCAGGGCATTACCCACTCCGCCAAACGTATCGCGCAGCTGACCACCCTGTTGAATAGCAACCAAATAGACCGGCATACCAGATGCCAGTGAGGTAGCAATATCGGTCATTTGCATCGGAAGGTAACGCATGGCATTACGGTACTGCCCCGCGCTGATCGCGCCATTCCTCCAGACGTTCTCTTGTTCCTTCAGTTTGGCGATCATCGGAGCGGCCTGTTGTGTTACTCCCAACTGCGCGGCTTTTAGCTCAAGGATTTCAGCGCGCGTTTTGCCGATCGTAGCAGTTTGCTCCTCCAGTGAGGCAATGAAGGTTTTCCCTGATGCCGCTGCCCGCTGGGCCGCCTGAGCCTGCTCGATGCGAGCCCGCCCCTCTGCCGTCTCAGCCTCCATGACCTGGGCCAGTTTCGTCCGGGTCGTCTCCAGTACGCTGTTATAGCGAGTGAAATCTTCATCATCCACCAGCCCTTTACCGCGATACTTCGCCAGGGTTTCCTGAATAGAGTCCAGCTCGTCCAGTGCTTTGTTAACCGGGCTGATTTTATTCAGCAGGTTCTGTAACTCCTGGCGCTGCTGCTTCAGGCTTTCGCTGTTTTTCTTCTGATTATCGACACCGGTGCGGAATGTACTGTTCAGGTCATCCGCTTTATCGGCGGCGGTGGTCGCAGTATCCTGAAAGCGCTCCAGCTCCCGATTGCCGCGCTCCAGTTCGCTGGTGTTGACGCGCAGCGAAATGGTGGCGATATCGTTACTCATTCCACCCTCTCTTTATGCATGATTTTCAGCGCTGCGCGCTCCATTATCCGGATATCTGAAAGCGCGGTTACCTCGTCGCTCACGTTATGCAAACGCATCAGCCAGGGCAGAACGTTGTAATCCAGCCCGGACGCGCCGCCCATTCCCGTACGCCATTGAGTACTAACGGCCTGGAACACGACAAACGAAGGCCAAACGTCGGGCCATACATCCACGATCTCATCATCGTAATCGTCAGGACTCAGCCCGTAGGGAGCAAGGTCGGCTGCCGTGGGTTCAGGCGTATAGAACGCCGAGGCAACCGCTATCAGTTTTTTTCGCGCTGGCCCATCAGTTCGCGGTAGTAGGTTTCCGGAATGGTCTTCATGGCCGCCGGGTAATTCTCCAGAAGTACACTGAGGTTGTCGGCATTGAACGCATCGGGTAGCGCCCAGCCTGCAATGATTTCCATCAGGAAATCCGTGGCTGTTTTGCCTTCCAGCTTTTCCAGATCGGTCAGTTCTTTAAGCGGCTTGTGGTTGAAGGTGAAAGTCAGTACACCGTCTTCATCACCGGCGCGCGGGATCGTGACGTTTGCTTTGAAAGTAGGTTTAGGTTGGAGAGTAAACTTCGTTGCCATCGATGCCTCTTAACGTAAAAAAGCCTCCGGGTGGGAGGCATGTGGTTGGTTCCTGATCCCGGCTTACGCCGTGGCATTGGTCACTTTGTAGAACGTCATGGCCGGAGACTGCAGGTTGAGAACCACACTCACCGTCTCCACCTCATTGACCGCTGTGGTTGGCGTGTCGTCAAAGGATGCCGTGGCCGCCCAGTAACGGTTTTCTTTAGCCTTTGGAACGTACATGTAAGCCGCGACCGTATCTTCGTCCTCATCCAGCTGGCGCAGCAGCGGGTAAACCGGAAGCGTGGAGTCGTGGGCGATCGAGTAGGTTTGCGAAACAGCAGATTTGTAGGTATTGAGGTTGCGCTGGCGATCGTCGCTCAGGAACTGGATTTGTGTGGTGTTCTGATCGCCGCCGGATTTCGAAACCTCTGTAATCTGTGGCAGCTCGGTCCACTCAAGAACCTTGCGGATAGAACCAGTGCCGCCACCAGCGGCATATTTGTTTTTGTTAACGGTATTGATATTTCGCAGCGTGACCGCGCTTTCAGCAATTGCGTCGATTTTGGCAATGACGTTATCAATTCCGGACCAGCTGCAGTTCACATGGACGATATCACCCACATCAAGCTCCTCCGCAGAGCTGACGGTGATCACCACGTTTTCGGCGTTCGTCGCGCCGGTGAAAGCAATTGCCGGGCCATAGCCCGACGCCAGATAGACGTGAGCGCCGTTAGGCAGTGCAAAGCCCATAGTGGTTACTCCTTCGAAGAAAAGAAAACCGGCGCGCGGCCGGTTTGGTTTGAAAAGGTGAGAAGCAGAATTAGCTGACGATATCTGCCCGGTAGTTCAGGCTGACAGGAACGGTGTAAGAGACGTCCGTCGAAATGCCCCGGAAGATACCCGGCGCGCCGCTGATCGAACTGATGAAGCCATTACCTTCAACTTCCAGCCCTTCAGGGAAAAGCTCAGCCACCCGGCACGCCAGCGCCACAGCAACTGAGCGGCCAGTGCCAACGGGAGCCACAACGTTGATCTGGTACACACCAGAATAAACCCGACAGCGCAGACCGAGATCGAGCGTGCGAGGCGTGGCGGGCATGTCGTGTACCGCGAGGTAAATCGCATCGGCAGGCGGTGTGAACGGCACATTTTCCCAGGCGACCGCGATGCCCTCCGCATCGGCCCAAACACCAAGCCTTGCGGCCAGCGCCGCAGCAATATCTGGGATCACTTCGCCACCTCCCTGATCGCTTCATCAAAGAACCGCTGGAACTCTGCTGCCGTTATTCGCACCATACCGCCCGGCGCCTGAGTGGAATGCCCCATTTCAAGCGGGTAGGCGTAAGGAACGTTGTTGCAGAAGTAGATTGAACTCATTCCTACTTTGAATAGAGAAAGTGTGTAATTCCCTGCGGCTTTGGTGAGATCGCCGGTCTTATCAATCCGACCGGTTTCCTCAGTAGTGGGCGCATCAAACGACACCTGCCAGTTGCCGCGAAACCGCCCACCGGTGTAGCCTGGCGGCGCTTTGATATCCATCCCGTCCACAACCCGGGCCTTTTTCTTCAGTCGTCCGGTTTTTGTGAGATTGGAAGGGTCTGCTCTTTGCGCTTCGTTGTGGTCATACACAGCGCGGTTATAGGCAGTGGCCGTCTGATTTATTTCCCAAAGCTCAGGGTTGCCGACGGGAGACATCATTACCAGTTGATTGAGGATTCTTATTCCAACCGCACGTACCACCGCATCTTGGTTGGCTTTCGCTCTGTCAACGAATGCATTGATATCAGCAATAAATCCGGCATTCTCACTCATGCTATGCCCTCAGTTGCGACTTGTAGCAAAGCACTAACGACCCGGGCTTAGCAGGGTTAGGCTTAACTACGCGGTGCTGTTTGCCGTCAATATCGATCAGATCGCCGGTTAAGATTTCTTCCTCAGCGGTGAATACCATCCTGACGTCACCGCTTTCGATCGCCGTACCGTCGATTTCTCCCGGCTGATATTCCGTTTTGACGCCAGTCGCCGTGAAATGGATATCTTCGGACCGATACTCAACCCCGGCGATAACGGTCACCTTACCCTTGCGCGTGACGCTGTAGGCCACGCCGTTCTGCTTGATCATGCGCGTTGCCGTCGCGCGCATGCGCTGATAGTTGATGGGCATTAGGCACGCTCCGCAAAGGAATTGATGGCGTAGCCGCGCCCGCCGGCTAATTCACCGAGAATAGCCATTACCGCCGGGTAGGACGGCGTAAACACCTCACCGTCTGCGACCGCATAGGTCATGGTGACAGCGCCTTCCACGCGTTCAGTCTTAACCGCGGCCTCGCGTGCGCTTGCGAGCAGGTCGCCATCCATCGCCTCAACCGCAAGCATGCATTGTGCGGTGATAACCGGGCGTGGGATTTCATCCGATGGCAGATCGTGTCCATCCAGAATGACATTCACACGCGGCCAGGCCAGAGGTTGTCGTGGTTCAGCTTTGGCGCCAGCCCAATCAAGCCCTTCAAGGTAATCCATCGCCTTAATCAGCAATGGAGAGAGCTTCTCGGGCAGTTCAATGCCACGCAATTCGGCGAACGACGCCAGGTCTTCCTCGCTGGCGTAGCTGTTTACGCCACCACTGGTGATATCGGTATTGATCATGGAAATATCCCGAAGGTGGGGCTTTCGCCCCATGCGTTACTCGCCGGCAGGTGCGGTGAAAGTGATTTCATTGCTGGTTTTCGCCATACCATCAACCGTACCAGTGACCGTAAAGGTCCCTGCCGCGTCAGCGGTAAGTTTCACCGTAGCGCCACCAGCAGAGCCGGTCTGCGAGCTCTCGGTGCTGAGCGTGCCCCCCGTCGATGACCAGGCAACAGTCTTGCCCGAGACGCCGGAACCGTTGTGGGTGTATTTCAGGGAAAAAGTGACCGCATCGGTACTGTCAGCGGTAGCGGATGATTTATCCGCTGACAGCGTTACTCCCCCGCTGCGGATTCCAGCTTGATCAGCACACCAGCTGTCGATTTGTTGCTGGTGAAGTGCTTCTTCCAGTTGCCGGCAGTGCCGATTTTGGTCAGGTCAGGGTTATCGCCTTTCGCCGTGTCCCAGCTGTAACCAAGCAGATCGACGTTCACAACGCCTTCGGCGCGGTAGCCAATCGCGAGGTTTTCCTGATCGTTGATGTCATAGGAGCGGAAACCCGGCGCCTGAGATTCGGTCACGGTCACCGCGCCGGTCACCAGCCCCAGAATAGCGTCGGCGTCCATGGTGTCGGTTACCAGAACCGGTTTACCAAGGGTGCCCGGCTGGCCGCCGTACACCACTACACCCGCTTCTTCGTAGATTTTATTGGCGATCGCCTCATCAACGATGTCGAAGTAGGTGGCGGAGTGCATGACGAACAGAACCACACGGTTAAACTTATCGCCGTATTTACGCAGACCGCGCGTCAGGGTCTTTTTGCCATCCGTTTCGATATCAGCGGTCACCACCATTTCAGCGTTTGCGCCGATCGCCGCGGTCAGAGCCTTCAGTCCGTACTTCACGTAGCCTTCCAGCGTCGCGTCAGCCACATCGGTGCCAATCACCTCAGAGAACTCGTCTACAGAGCGGCCACGGCGTTTGAATGCTTCTTCGGTGGTTTCATACGGGCCATATTTCCATGGCGCTTTAACGGATACCGCTTCGGCCGCACCGATTTTTTTGCCCGTTACTTTGTCGGTAGAGTTCACATCGCGCGATTCGATGGAGCCGCCAACCGTGTAGAACGCACGCTTCCGGAAATCACCTTCAATCAGTTCGTTATCCAGCAGGATCGCCCCGTTGGAAGAGGCGTTAAAAATCTCCAGATTGTCCTGGCGACGTTCCAGGAACGCGGTTTGCGCCAGGTCGTCATAAATAATCAGATCGGTATTAACAGTCGTCATCGGGTAAATCCCTTATTTCGGAAGTTTGAGGAAGGCCTGCTGGCCATGCTTGCGGATGTAGTCCGCCTTGTTGCTGGCGCTCATTTCGGAGCGTTTCAGGCTGCCGCCACCGTTCGGTTTATGCCCGCCCGCGCCAGTGCCTTCGGCGCGAGGAAACAGATGTGGAGCCGTCTCCTTGAGAGACTCCGCCCACTCAAGCGGGCTAAGCGGGGTTTTCCCATCTTTTCCGAACAGAACATCGCCATTCGCATCAACCGCTACGGCCTCGCCTTCGTCGTTGAGCTTGAAAGTGCCTTTGGCACGCAGGATCAGGTCATCAGATGCTTCCGGTAGCGCGCCGGTTTTAGCGGCTGCTGAGCGGATAGCATCGCCAAGAACGCGATCCCGGAATTTGTTGGAAAACGCTTCTGCTTTATCCGCGCGCTCGTTAGCCATTTTGATTTGCTTATCGACATCAGCGCGCAGACGTTCGGTGCGTTTATCCAGCACCTCGTCAATTTTCCCGGCGGCAATCAACTTTGCCTCTTCATCGTCAGAAAAACGCTGCAGGATGCCGCGCACGGCGTCCGGATCGATACCATCGAAGCGGGACAGGTTCTCTTTTTGCTGCTTGATGGTGCCAAGCAGCTCAGAGTTTTTGGTTTTCAGACCGGTGACTTCACTCGTCACACGCTCGTCGATCAGCTTCTGGATTTCCGGTGTGATTTCGACAGCGCCACCGCCACCACCTTCGCCGCCGCTTTCTGGAGCGTAAAATTTCAGAAGCATATTTCGGATTAACATAATGTCCCCTCGGGATTTTGCCGGGCCTCGCCCATAAAAAAGCCCCGGCGGGTGCCAGGGCATGATGTAAGTGATGTTTGTCAGTTATCAGTCGCTGATAGCTGTTTGAGTTGCTCCAGAGTGATCCACTCGCCTTTATCGGTGAACATGTCACCCATATGGATTTCACCGGCACGAAGCAGGCGCCCGCGTTCTGCGCCCAGCACCTGATCTTGCCGCTGCGCCGGCTGACGTTTAAGCCACTCCAGATACGTTGTTTTCCCCGGTACCTGCCCGTCCATGCTGGCACGGGTGCCTTCGTCCATTTCGTCTATATCAACTCCGAGCTCACGCCAGGTCTTGAGGATCAGCGTTTCGGTTGAACGACAGCAGAAGTGAATTTTCCCGGGTCCCTGCAGGTAAGGCACCTTGTGCCCCACCGGCTTATTGTCCAGGGTGTAACGCAGCAGATCACGAACGATACAGTCGTGGCTGGTTTTGTTGTCCAGCGTGGATAACCACTGCTTACCTTTCACGACATCGCTGTTGGCACTGGTGAAGCTGTTACGCGCGGTCGCGGCCAGATGATTAACGGCCGTTTTGGCTATGCTGGCAGCATTCGCCCTGCTCATTTGCAGCGCGCCGTCTCGGTAATCCTTGTTGGCGTGGCCACGAACGTTTCGCGCGATCGCTTCCATCGTGTCGCCTGCCAGATAACCACGCCGCACGGCGTTAATAATGCGTGTCAGCCTGTCCGACTCCAGATTACTCGCCCACTCGCTCAGAAGCCGCCCCTGAAAAGGCTGCGCCATCGCCGCTGCGTACACCATGTCGGCGGTAACATCCTGCAGCGGATAACGGGACAACACCTGGGAAGGCAGAAGCGAGTCGAACAGGCTCAGCTGATAACTGGCCTCATTCTTTGCAAGAGCCATCAGCTCGCTTTCCAAGCCGGTTTGCATGGCGGAAACGGCCTGGTGATTCAGTTCACGCACGCTACCGAGCAGACTTTCCAGCCGGGTAACGGTGAAGCTTTCCGGTGACAGCCTGTCCAGCGCATCCAGCAAACGCGCCGACAGGTCTGCGTCTGTCTCGTTTAGGAGCTTAACCATCCTGTTGGCCACGCCAGTGGCGTAACGGCTCAACCACACGGAATGCGCGATCGCCTCATCACGCAGGCTTTCGTTGACGGTTGGCATATTAGCCTCCTGTCAACGTGGGCGCCTGGTTGCGAAGCGCATCGATGACATCGTCGGGGTTGTCTGCCGGGTCGATCAGGTCAAGTTTCTGCAATGCCCGGATCATATCGGTATCGCGCAGCGCGCCAGACTGCCAGGCGTTCACGATCGCCGTGACCATACCGGACTCGGCCACCTTCGCGATGAATTCCTGATTGATGGTGTAGGCAGGAGACTCGTCTTTGAGACCGAGGTATTTTGCGCACCAGCCCAGCGCCAGCGTATAAGCTTCAGAAACGTTAGATACACAGATACCGAGCACCGACGTTGATGAAGTTTGCTCCCCGCTCGCCTGCGTCGCGGTCTTAGCCGTGGCGTTCTGCTCAATTAGTCGAGCGCCCAGCTGCACCATGTAGTCGCGTTTGCTGTCCATGGCTTCTTTCGCCAGCATGTTCGGCTGCGCCTGCGCATAGCCAAACGAGCCCTCTTTTGGAAGCAGCAGCGGAGAACGGGAGCCGATCTTGACGCCCTTCTTCTCCAGATGATCGCGCCACCCGGTATCGAGACCGGTCATGTATGGCTGAACCTGACCGCAGAACCACACGCTGTCTTCATAGTCCGCACTGTTGCGGTAATGACCGTGGTTAATCTCCACCAGCGCGGCCAGCGGGGAATCATCGATTGTCGAATCGTTATTCTGCGCACCGACAAAGGTGAATGGGATTTCATCCCAGTAATCCAGTCCTTTGGGTTTGGGGTGGTACTCGCTGTCGATGGAATAAGTCCCGCTGGCGGTACCGCCGCTACGGCGCCATACCCTGCAGATAAACTTCCCGTCCTCCAGCGCCAGCTCGCGGTACTGGATTTCGTCTTTGTAGGCGTAGCCATCCGGCTGCTCAACACATTCACGCAGTACCACCAGCACCAGCTGATCGCGCCCATTGATGCGCTTCGTTCGCCAGTTGATGATGTTTTCAGCCGGATAGCGAAGGATAATCGCCTCATTGGTGGCCTCAGCGTAATCGACGTAAATTCCGTCGCGCGCAACCTCCAGCACGTTTTCAGTCACCAGCTGGGACTGCTGATAAATGCTCGTACCCGCTCCGTCTGCGTTATTCAGCAGATACATGAGCTTTTCAGGGCCACTGAACGTCGGATCTTTTCGGTACGCCAACCCAAGCAAGCCTATTTTCGTATTCCCCGTAATGGCGTAGAAAACCGCGCGGCTCAGATAGTCCTCGTTGCGCTTACGGTTGCGCGAGGATTTATCAGTCGGATCGAGGAACGGCAGGTATTTATTGCCAGCATCCTTAACCGCCTCAGCCCCCTTGCAGAAATCGCGGTATTTCCGCCAGGCAGCAGAAGCCGCCCGGTGTTCTGGTCGAACCCAGGTGATGTCGTCGTTTGCCATATCAGAAAGTGGTGTCCATGGTGATTGAGTATGCCGGTTTCACGATCGGGTAATCCTTCACGATGAAGTACCCACCAGCGTCGTTAGGGTGATCGTTATCTGCTGACTTATCCGGTTCGCCGTTTGCCGCCCATATCTGCTGCTCGAGGCTTTCGGTATAGACCGGGCAGTTCTGGACGTTCACCAGATACCGGCGTTCACCGTTAGCGTTGCAGAACATGGCATTCATCGAGTTGATGCGGTCTTTAACCGGCGGGTTGGCATCATCGACAATTACGCTGAATCCGGCGTCGTTAAGCTGAGCAATATCGGTCTTGCTGGCGTTCTGCGATTTGCGGGATTCGCCTGAGGCATCCGGATAGATGTAAATCTCCCGGCTTTTAACATAGCGGCCATCCTCGTATCGCCAGAACTCCTCCTGAATGCGTTTGATCATCGCCGGTGTGTCGTAAACCTTCACCAGCTCACGAACGGCGCGCGGCAGACTGTTGCGTTTCACGTGAACAATCGCAGCCATTTTCCCCACGTTGAAGTCCATGCCGATAAACAGTGGATCGTTGTCCTGAATCTCTTCAGTGCAGTTATTCAGTTTACGGTTGAAGGTGTGGTAAATGGTCCCGCTGTTGAGGTTCGTGAACTTCCCGCGCAGATAGGCCTGGATCAGCTCGTCCGGGTATGAGCTGAGCAATGACGGAATGTAATCGTCAGGGAGGTTCTTCGCATTGTCGAACGTGCTGGCCTGAATCAGTCCGTACAGGGCAGCCAGTTCAGGCCTATCCCGCACCGCCTTCACAAATTGCTGATAGACGAACTTGAAGCCTTCCGGTGTCGTTGTAACGTCAATGCCGTTTCGCAGACCCGGAACGTTGTAGCGCATACGCGCGATGATTTTTCGCCACGCCTGCTGCGCTTTTGCCGCCGGCATAACGTCCAGTTCGTCGACCATCGCATTACCGATTTTGAAGCCAACAATCGAGCCGGGCTTTTCCATCGATCTGCAGATCGTTGTTCCGCGATAGCGCCGCCCTTCGTAGAAATGGACCTCCTTGTTTCCCTCGTTGATTTTGACGGTCAGGCCCCAGTCGTGGGCCACTTCCTCAACGGTTGGATAAAAGATGTCGCGGATCTGCGGGTACGTCGGTGCGAAGTAGCCCTGGTTAATCTTCGGGAACTCCCACATCCCCTTGCAGATGCCGCCACAACCCACCCACGTCTTACCGGAACCGAAGCCGGCGACGTAGGCTTTGAACTTGTGCTGCATCGCCAGAAAGCGAGCCTGCGGAATGTTAAGTGTCGGGCTGATCCCCATCATCTGCCCTCGCATCCACTACGTTGATATTGATTTGTACTGGGGTTGGTTCGTCGTCGTCGCCATCACCAGCAAGCTCTTTGCGGAGTTTCTCGATCTCCAGCAACCGGCGGTCGATTTCGATTTGCTGCAGCCGCTGCGCGAACTCACTATCAGCCAGGCCAAGGCGTTTCATCACCGCTTCAAACATGCGCTCGCGGCTGATGGCGGTTATCTCGACGCCATTCTTGCCAACCTTAACGCCGGAATAGGCAAGCCGGGAAACCGCGGGGAGTTTGCGCGTATCAGGAAAATAAGGCTGGCCGATGCCGTCGCCATTGCAGCGTGGGCATTCAGGGTTGGGCTCTTTATTGTGGTCGTAGCCATAACCGCCTGTGTCTTCGGGCAGTCGTACCCCATCTCTGCCCTCGGTCTTTGCCGTTTCTTCATCAAACTCAACAGCGTCGCGCCACTGGTAATGGTGACCCAAGCCCCAGCAGTAACGGCACGCGCCGCGGCGATATTGTGAAAGCTGATTGGCATCGAAAGTGGCGAGTTGCCACATCTGTGCGAGAACTTCATCGGCATCGGCAAGCGTGCGCGCAATGGAGGCTTTCTGCTGCTGCGCAATGGCCTGCGCAACGTTAGGATTCGCTATGAGCTGGCGGCCGTAGTTCGGGTCGCTGTATCCAGCTCGCTCTGCGGCTGCTGTAGCGTTCTGGTCCTTAAGATACTCAGCAATGAAGCGCGTTATCTTCGGACTCAGTTTGGCGTCCAACAACCCTTTTGCGCTGCTTTCAATTTGCGCAGTGCGCACTTTCTTCTGTATAGGTTTTTGCGCATTTTGCGCAGCTGGCTTTTTAATATATCGGCGTGCGCTAGCGTAGTTCAGTCCCTGCGCTTCACACCATTCTTTCGGTGATACGCCAGTTACGGCATGTTCGGACAGGAACCGTTGCTGAAGCTCGCCCCAGTCCGGTTTTGCCATAGTTTACGCCTATTAGTGAAACACTCGTAGAAGGATGCTAGTCTTGTAAAAAAAATTAAAGTCTCATTACATCTAACTTTAAGATGATTAAAAAGGAGCAATGAATGGAAGTTTCAAAAATTTCATTTTTTTCATTAAATTTAAACTTATTTAAAAACCAAATTAAGATTGGTTCAGGAACAGGATTTTTTTATGAATACAATGGAGAGCACTTTCTTATAACCAATTATCACGTGTTGACTGGAAGGGAACCAAAAAAACCTGAATCATTAATATCGGGTTACCCAGACTCACCTGATCGCATATCTTTTGATATATTGAATTTCTCCGAAAATGAAGTTCGCATTGTGGCTGAAGTCAACTTAGATATCGATGATTCTACAGAGTTCTTTGAACATACGGATAGGCAAAAAGGCGTTGACCTGGTTGCTTTAAAAATACAAGTCGCCCCCATTCAACGTCCTTCCATCACTACACAAAAAGATATTGACATCGTAGATGACATTGCCGTTGAGATCACTTCAAACTTATTCATAGTCGGCTTCCCATGGGGGCAAAGCGTCTCATCACAGTTACCAATATGGAAGAAGGGTACAGTTGCTAGCGAACCTTATCTAATATTTGATGATATCTTCAAAATGTACATCGATACGTTCTCCAATCCTGGAATGTCTGGCTCCCCTGTTTTCGCAAGCGAAGATCGAGAGGATTACATTTACAATCCCAGATACGAAGAGATATTTAAAAAAAGTCTTAAGGGTGATAATGAAGCAGCTAAAATGATTGCTGATGTGAACATCAACGATATTAGGCAGATTAGAAAGTTCAAATATTTCAGATTAATGGGGGTGTATTCTGGAAGAGTTAAATTTTCCACTAACGATCCCCAGATTGGCATTGTCTGGCCATTAACGCTTGTAGATCAGATGATTAGCAAAGGAACACTAGTTAAACACCCTTACCCACCAATTATAATTTAATAATTACTTGGGTATCTCGGAGTATAGAAATTTTAGTGAAAGCCAAATCTGGAGGCCACAGTGAAAATAGTAGACATTGATAAATGGGCACCACATATTGGGAATTTTATGTTGGAATTTGGAGCAGTAGAATCATTTACTCGAAGTCTTTTGGAAGAACTAACCCATCCAGCAGTTTACAAACACGTCAAAGATTTAGCTTTAGGACGGAAAATAAAACTTATCATTGACCTACTTAAAAATATCAATGAACACCCCGACCTTCAAAAAGACCTTATTCAGGCATTTCAGCATATTGAAGAATTAACTAGAGTGAGGAACATTATTGCTCACAATACAGTTAAGCTTGTTTTTTGGACTGATTCTGAACCTGGCGAACGCTCATTTGATGAAGTTTTACACAGCGACCAAAATGATAAAACCATTACGTTAGATGAAATTAAAAACTACTGTACCCAACTAAGTAAACTTGTCGAAACTTTGTATCGTACTGATGCAGCCAAACGAGGACGAAAAGTCACTGATATTTTAGAGCATTTCAAAATATCAGGTTTAAATTCATCGGGTCTTAATAGTACAAATGAGGAATGATATTATGCTGAAAACACTCATTTCAGACATTGCTCGCGGACGTAGTCCTGCAGATAGCCGACCTTCTTCGTCACTGTGATGATTCGTTCTCTGAGGGTGAAATAATTTCGCTCAGCGGAGTCAACAAGTCTGGGGCTGGTAGCATCGCCCATGCCGCCGGCGCCGGCCGCTCCGTTCGAAGGACATTTTGCGTTGAGTTGCAGCCGACGCTCGCCAGAAGCAACATCGCGTTCAAGCTGATCAATAGTAGCTTTCGCATCAGCCAGTTCTCCGGTGTATTTGATATCCAGTGCCGCAGCGTCGCGCTGGCGACTCTGCATGTCTTTGATGGTGGCGTTCGCCAGGGTGAGCTGCTCAGTAGCCTTATCGCGTTGGTCTTTGTAGGTGATGGCGTTATCGCGGTAGTGGTTAATCGCCCAGGCCATAGAGACCAACAGGCAGATGACAATCGCGCAGATGATTGCCGTTAGACGACTCACTGGTCTATCCCCCAGCACGTTAACGCGCTTTCCTGGTCACGGCGTTCCACCTGCCCATAGCAGCCATTCTTCAGGCCCTTTGTCAGTCGGCAATCGCGACCACCGTCTTTAATCCACCAGCGAATCGCCTCACAAGCCCCCGTTTGATCGCCAGCGTTGATTCGATTAAAGAACGTAGAGGGGAAGCATTTCCCGGGACCAATGTTGTAAGGACAGAATGAAGCGATCCCCGCTTTCTGGGGTTCAGTCAGCGGTACATTAATATTGCGTTCAACCCAGGCAAGGGCTTTATCGCGTTCAATAGCATTCACCTGATCGCATTTCGCCTGCGTCAACTTCATGCCCTTCTCAACACGCTTGCCATCCACCCGCGTGGTGCCGCGGCAAATTGTCCAGATCCCGGAACCATCTTGATAGCCCGTCGTGCTGTTACCCTCTTTCTCATTCAAGAACTGATCGAGGATGACAGATGCCGGTGCGCCAGCGAGAATTAGTCCCAGAACGGCAGCACTCAGCTTTGCTCTGTTTCCCATCAATCCCCCCTAGCAGCTTTACGCCGATCTTCTTTGATTTTGAAATACAGGTTTGTCAGATACGTAAGCAGGCCGAAGAGGAGACTCCCAAGCACGCCTATAGCAGCCCATTGAGATGGACTGACCTTATCAAGCACCTGGAACATCCAGAATCCGGCGTTTCCAGCAGATGCACCATAGGCAATGCCTGTAGTTAGTTTGTCCATGCGATACATACTCTCACCTCGCTATCATGCGGGCGCTGTGTTGAGGGAAATAAAAAATCCAGCGGTTGCTAGGGTATGAAGTACTTATCCTTTTACAGATATTGGAAAGCTACCAGAATGTGACGTGAAGACCTTGATATGATTAGCAAAAAAAATTATAAATATCAGTTCATTAATTCATTAATGGATTAAAAGGGAAATGTCTCTAAAAATTGATTCAGTAACTTCTTTTCTTCACTACATCTATCAACAAACTCCACCCAAGCACATTAGATGCTACAGGGGGCAATCCAACACACATTGGGGTTTGAGACCTTCGGTTATGCGAGGTTTTCGTGCAAATGCTGAAAAGCAGATATTTAGCGAGTTGATGGTTGAGTCTCCGACAGAATTTAATGGTGATCACCTGATGTTCGACAAGCTTGTCAGGGCACAGCATTACGGACTGCCAACTCGACTTCTTGACGTTTCGCTAAATCCTCTTGTTGCACTTTATTTCGCGTGCAGCGAGGAAGCTCATCATGACGTCAATGGAGTCGTTCACCTTCTGGACTTTGCTGAAAATCGTGTTCGATTTTCCGATAGCGACACAATCAGTTTGATATGTAACTTGGCACGACTCACTGATGAAGAAAAATCAGAAATTAAAGAGGAATACAAGAAAGTTAAATCCTGGAATGACAGCGCACGTGAGGTTTTTCGTAAGCTGGAACCTATGAAACGCCTTTATCAGTTCATCCGAGTAGAAAAACCATACTTCACTGATTCGATCATTCCTTCCGATATGTACAGATACCAATTTGTATACCCTGCTAAAACAAATAGAAGAGTTATTGCACAATCAGGGGCATTCCTAGTTGCTGGGCTACTCGACTATACGTCCCCAGGCGTGACAAATAAGGGCTTTATTGCAAGCAAAATTATCATACCAGCTGAAGCCAAATCGCAAATTCTTATAGAGCTTGATGTATTAAATATCAATTCAAGAACAATGTTCCCAGAAGTTGAGTTTGCAGCAGGTTACATTAAGAAGAAATGGCAACGACAATAATTTGATCCCCATATGTGAGCTGATGACACTTTCTATTCGGCTCACTTGTTGATTCGTTAGTAGTGACTATTCAGAACCCTTTACGATTATTGCTGATCTATAGACATACGTACTAGCCAGAATTGCCAAAACGAATACGATAACATAACTTGCTTCTGCTAATATTTAGCCCCTTCTTATTGCTGTAGTCAGCTCACAATGAGGGAAATAAAAAAGGCCACTTTTTGGTAGCCTCCTTGTTCTAGCGGTAAGAATACGGTTCTAAGCTAGACATTACTTAGTGTTACGCAAATCTACCGTTATATTAAATGTGTCTTAACATGAAATTTCTGATATAAGTGAGACTAATTAAAAACTCAACATAATGTCGTTAGTCATTCCATTCATCTCGCTCACGTTCAAGGCGCTCTCTTTCGTAGTCTTCATTTAACTCACGACTATTTTTAATATCCTGAATTCTTTCTTGAAGGATACTATCAATGGTCGAAAGGTCCTTTGGCCGTGCAATTCTGAAGTAATTCTCGTCATACTCTCCATCAATGATGAGCTGAGTAGGGTTTAATTTGTCAGCGAAGACTGAGAAATCCTGATAAACTTCGCTCCCCACGCCAGGCGGAAGATCCTCATCTTCAAGTATGTCAACCAATACCGAAACGCTTGGCAACTCCTCTCCGAGTCTTGAAGACAACACTTCTTGCGAGAGTTCCAAATAGGCATCATCATCGAATGAATTCATTTCGTTATCAGTAAAAACAACCGTTGTGTCTCGTTTTTCATCGAACATATACGTATCCCGTAATTAGAATCTTTATGCAACAGCAACTTATGACAACGAAAAAAATATCTAGTTCCTGAAAGAGATATCAAATTGATAAAAAACCCCGCATTAGCGAGGTTTGTTTTATGTTCTTTCTAACCATGGACATACAAAGCCCATCGTTAGAATCAAATTAACACAGTTTCGGGAAAAGTAAATAGCTCACGATAAAATAGAGAGCTATTTACTGATGCCCTACTTTGTTATCTGTTTGAGTTGTGCCTCAGCCCACGCTTCTTCAATATCAAATTTGGTGATCAGTTGATCGTAGAATGGCTTAACCGACTTTTTCCAAGTGTCCAGGGTGATTGCCTCAGTTATCCTGCAAACAGCGGCATACGCCTCAGTCGAAGGGATTCGTTCATAGCCGCGCCCACTGCAGCGTTTGCAATCAGCCATAACCGGTACGCCTTGCTTACCAGTGAGGTCTTTATTAACCGATTTACCGCGTCCCCGGCAGTCGCTACAGGCGCAGCTAACCACCTTTTTCCCATTGCAGGCTGAGCAGAGGACACGAGCGACCTCTTTCACCTGGCGCTTCACTTCAAACTCGCCCGGAGATTGTTTGAGGTCTTTTGCGAACTGAGGGAGTTTCATGGTGTAGTGCGATTTCATCGTGAACACATCGGCCTCGATAAAACCCTTGCCTGAGCAGCAGTCACACTGCTTTACGCTGGCGGCGCTACGCGAATAATCCTCGAACGCAAATGTAGCTAGCTGATGCATAACTAACGGTTTTACTCCGGCATCCAGCTTACGTAACGCAGCAACCTTTTCGCACTTTGTCAGCGCATACTGAGCCAGGAGATTGATCGCCCTCTCCCGGTCGTTATTGCTAATGCCCATCTTCCCCAGGAAAGCACTGTAGCCCAATGCGGCCCGTTCCTGGGTCATACCCATTGCCGCCATGATATCGGTGCCGGTCAAAGAATCTGAGGCAGTTGCGCGCGGAGAGTCACTGATCAGCGTGGATTTTGCGAAGTGGTATTTCACTGTATTTTCAAGATTCATGCAGCAGCTCCTGCCATGTGGTAAATGCGAATAAAGTTGCGAAGGATGCGATAGTCCACCAGCACGGAACCGGGGCGCCGATAAACGCGGAGCCGTTGCCAACGTACGCGGAATATTTCGACCAACTCTGGACTCATAGGGCCTCCAGTTCTGTAATAGTCAGCTCAAGCTTTCCGCCTTTGACGATCGGCATTTTCACAACGCGATAATCGACCACCTGGCAATCATCAAGCCAGAATCCAGCCTTGGTGAGAGCGTCAAAAGCCGCCTTCTGCAGGTTATCCAAATCACGGCGCCGGCGATCGGGCATGTGGCATTCGATGCGGAGTTTAAGCGGTGCGGCCGTGCGGATATTCAGCTGACTTTTGCGAATGATCATGGCCACGGAGTTCCGATAGGCGACACCGTCAGCGCTGATATGAGTGCGCCCGCGGTTGTGCCGGTAATAGCGGTTGTTGCTCGGCGGCCAGGGTAAAATGATTTGATAAGTCTTCACGCTCACCCCCACATCCGGTTTCGCCAGCGGCTATCAGGGCGCGCTGGGGTGTTTGATGTTGGCAGGTACGCACTGACGGTCCAGGTGACAAAATCCGGGTTAAGGCTGCGCTCAACACGGACTCCCCGCGCTTTATAGCGCCGTAGCAATTCGTCAGCCTGTTCGGTGCTGCAGTCGGTATGGTGGAACCAGGTATGTTTCATCGCCATCACCCCGCAAAACCAAGCAGCTGCGCGGCGACGTTTTCAGCCTCATCGCGACTGCTGAATGAACGGGACAGAATCCAGCGCCATAGGACATCGAGCGCAGCCTTGTAGAGCTGCTGGAACTCGAGTTCGTCCATGTTGGCGAAAGAGATACTGCGGGGGTGTTTTCGGAGCGTGCCGTCCGGAAGCTGTATAGCGTCGAAGTGCCCTGCCTCGACGATCACCCAAGAACGATAAGCGTCGAACGATTTGCAGAGGCTGATGCCATTTAAAACGCGGCGATTGGCGACCTGCTCAAGGTACAGCTCAGCAGCATCGATCAGCACGCTTTCATTCCCGGCATAGGATGCGAGGAATTTGGCATAACCAGTAATGAGCCTTCGCTCGTTACTTGATATGGCGCCGCCGGTTGGTTCCCAGTATTCAAAACCGAGATTGAGAAGCGCAAAGAAGCGCCGGTGGAATGCCGGGTTACGGACCTGTTTGAAATCAGCAACGAGAACGTCGCCGAGCTTAATTTTTGATTGCAGAATATCGCTGGTCTCGGGTGTGGCCGGGATCAGAATACCTGTGTGGTGCTTAATGAGTTGTAGTTCGAGCGCCATGGTTTTCTCCGTGGCGCATCAGGTATAGGTTGTTCAGGCCTAAGAAAGAATAATATCAGACGGCGAAAGAACTCGGTAGCCCAGACGTGTAGCAAACTGCATAAACCCGTTGAGGGTAAAGATTTCTTCATCCTCAAGGAGAGGACGCAATGAAACCAATCCATTTACGCGATAAACAAGATATCTTCCATCAGCCGGGAAGCTATAAATCACTTCTTTATCGGCCCTTCTGACCACATCATACCAATGGTCATCAGCTGTAATGGTATTAGTACTGCTCACTATTTCCCCCAAAGCGACATATTGACGCAGTTAATAGTTATTGGGAGCAGCTATACAAATAGCAATATACTTTTAAACTGCCCCTTTAAACTCATGCGGTCAATAAAACCACTCGTCGGCGCTTTCCCAAATCTCTTGGAGTATCTCTTCAACTTCTATCTTGTCTCCTCCAAAAACGGTAAGTCCATCATTGCTGGCGCGCCTAATAGTCAGCTTACAATCTGAAAACTGTTTGGTGAGGCGTCCCAGTAATTGTGTCTCAAAAGCTGGTATAGCTCCATCAGGAAGATTCTTTGTACGATCAATGGTTAACTCAACTTTCATAATTTACCTCGCGCCACATCACTGTATGTTTATACAGTGCATTTATAACCCTATCGCCCAGTTTTTGCAACGATTTAAAGGCACAAAATGTACATCAAGTCATTTAAACAGGTAGGTTGCTTTTTTGATAAAAGTCTTTAGCAGTGGATATTTAAATCTTGCCTGCTCAAGGTATTTGAATGTAGTCACAAATTGCCAAGCCAAATTGTTAGAAATTTCCGCAATGATCACGTTATGTCAGTGGGCGATATCCCCTCCTCCGCGCTTATCACAACCAGACGGATAGAACGAAATACTGTCTAGCGTAACCTCCGGTATAGTAATAACAATAATCAATGTTTTCCTTTGAACTGTGCCCAGCGTGCAGCTAAGCGAGCTTTATCTAAGCGATATCGTAATGGCGTGATCACAATTCCCTCATATTCTTCCCATTCAATGCCTGACGCAAAATGCACAGTCATAGATTCCGGATTTATGCCCATGAGATGGCGGTCATACAACTTATGAAAGGTAGGCGACAAGAGCACGCCATTGCTAGCGTTATAGCAGCCGTCTACAGCCGCACCTTCTATGTGCGCTGCCTCTAGTACGCCGCCTAAATGCTTACGTGACACCGCACAGCGCTCCCCAAAATTCTCTAATACCAGTTTACGGAAAACAGCTTGTGCACGGGGATCACGCAAGAATACTTCGGCCACGCGACCACTAGCCTTTAATTCAATGTCAATAAGATCCTGTTCTTCTTCCTGGATAGCGGTGATTTGTTGTGGCCGTTTGTTTTTCAGTTCAAAACGGTATTGCTCGCCCTCATATGTCCAAATCGCCTCCCCTTTAACCTTGATCTCACGACGGAAACGGCGGGCATCGGCATCTTCACCTATTGCGAGCGACTCCATTGCATGCCAGGTGCTGCGGTATTCGGTACCGTTCACGATCACTGGGTCAATAATATGCTGCGGGTCACTCTGATATCGGGCTTCTCGCGCCGCGTCTTGCGCTTTGTCGCGAGCATTCCGCTTCTCTTCTTTCGACCAGGTTCGTTTGACCGGTTCAGGGACAACCACTGCAGGAATTTTATCCGAATTCACATTACTAACATCAGGGAAGATAGCTGGATCATTGGCCGGATCTTGCGTAGCAACTGCCGGAGCAAATTGCTTCATAAAAATTTTTGCCTGTTCGAGTGCGTTCAGCCCATTGTCTTTATGATGGATATGATACTTAAGAAAATCAGCGTAACGCACTCCCACAAGCGCCCGCGCATCAGCAAGGCGAACCGTATTTATCCCTCTAGCATTATTGGGCATGTTCGGCAAATCATATGTACGTGGATTCTCGGTGCTGGTGGATGGTTTGCCACCCAGTAACCGTGCGCTTACCGTTCCCTTATATTGCAGCGGCTTGTCTGTCTCACTTACCGTTTTGGGATGTTTGGTTTCAGGAATAGCTGGCGGGGTGTAGCTTCTTCCATTCTTCTCAGCCAGATACTTTAAGACGTCACGCATATCTACCCGCGTACGCAAGCGCTCCTCATGCTTTTCTGCAGCAATACGTTCGTGTTCTTCGCGGATTTCGCGGGTTCGGCTGCGGGACTCTTGAACTACAGGATGATCCTGCAACCGCTCAAGAATTTGAGTACTGGTATATTCGAGTTTAGCGAATCCTTTTGCCATATCCCAGATTTCAGTTCCTCGATGTTGCCTATGAGTAATGTTAAGCAAGTTAAAGGCTTTATTCGCTTCATTCATGCGCCGAGCATGTAGTCTTTGCTCCGTCAGTTTCTGTTGTATCTTCGCTTCCCCTTGGCGCGCCTCTTCCAAAAGGTTGCTATCTCTCACAGAGCTTTGAGTTTGTTCAAAACTTAAGCCTGCGCGAAGCTGGCGTAATATCAGATCATATATTACCCCTCCTTTGTAATGCCCCATCGTGAGATTTAAAGAAGACATAACTTTTTGAGCTTTCGCTCTTTCTTCCATCCGCGCAGCTTTCGCCAAAAGGTTCTTTTTAGATTTACTTTTCTTTGCCATTACAGTTTCTTCATACAAAGGTTTAAACGGTGCTATAGAGCAAACTGCATAATGGCACCACCACCATAAACTTTAAAAAGGATCGTAAGCACAGCCTAGATACATTCCGAAATATCATCCAGTGATGAAAACACTTTCATAAATACGCTTTCCGGCTGGAAACATTATATTCGTCTCCCACCTAAAAGGCATCCGGTTGTAACTCTACAGCCTATACAAAAGAGATAAGTTTTCTTTAGCAACTCTTTGCAGGCTTAGCAAGAGTTACTGCGGTTTCTAAGAATTTTTCATGCGCTCATACTTCGCTTTAAGCAGCTCAGCTGGCGTTGGCCCTTTCGGGGTCAGTGGCGCTGCCAACGCGCGCCGTACAGGTGGGATTGGCTTACCTTCCAGCACACGTTTTTCCCACACATCTAGAATGTCGCCAGCTTCGTGCTCGAGTTCTTTGGAATTCAGCTGGCCATCTGTGCCCCGGCGACGAAGCTCAAGGCAGATGTGATAATAAACCGGCTTAGGCCACGGATACTGCTCGCTGCTTGGGTACCGGAACACCTGCTTGCGCCACTTCCAATATTCTGCCATGACGTCAGCGGTGGTGATCCCCAGCACGTAGCGCCCTTCCCTGCACCACTTGATGAACTGGCCAGGCGAAGGCAGGAACGGTCGCTCCTGGCGACGAACGATGCGCATGCCTGCGTCAACCTGCTCCATGGTGGTGATCCCGTTCTCCTTGAAAGCCAGCACCCATTGCCGGCGGATCTCGTTCACGTCTTCCTGGCTGCGATTAACCAGGCTTGCCGGAAACGCGGCCGCCAGCTGTACGAATAACCCGTTGATAATCTGCGCCACCTGCTGCGTTTGTTCGCGTTCGGTGTACTGCTCAGGCATGTTGTGTGCCACACGGCGTGCCTGTTCCCGGTCAAAATCGCGAATACTCTCGGCAAGGTTTTTCATTCCAGCACCCCGTCAATCCAGTCGGTGTTATGCAGGTCGATGCTGCCCGGGGATGTCTTTGCCGATCCGGTTGCACGCAGTCGTTTGGTGGTGAGCTGATCCCACTGCTTGCGCAGACTCGAAGGGCTTAGGATGTTGTCTTTCCAGAACTCGTCTCTGTTGGCCCACTGGAATAGGTCGCAGATTTCGTAGTGGGTACGATTGTCCTGGACACGCATCAGCCTGATGGTGTTTGCCCATTCAGCCCAGTTTGGTTCGGATAGCGAAGCGTTGACGGTGAGAAGCCTATCGTAAATCCAGTGAGCGGCCTTGAGGTCGTCAGCGGATCCCCATGATTTACCTGCCGGGGTGTATATCCCATCGGCAGCTTCAGGATGGCGAGAGAGAAACTTTTGAGTTTCCTGGTTTCGGGATTCGTCAGAATTCCGAGACGAGGATCTTTTAATACTGTTCTTGTTATAGTCTTGGGTGTCTACCGTTTCCGGGAAGGTTTTTCCCGTTTTCGGTAACACTTTTCCCGATTTCGGGAAGACTTTTCCCGTTTTCGGCTTGTCCAAAATCCAGGCTGAAAGGTCAGTATTTATACCGACAGTTTTCATCACGCCTTGCTTATGGCTGAAGATGATTTTGCGCTCAGCGAGCGATTTCAGCGCATCAGAAACGTGTGAATCACTCAGATCCGTAAGCTCTGCGATCACCGTATTCGTCACCCTGTCCTGCTTCTTATTCCAGCCGTAGGTAAGCCAGATCACCGCTTCAAAACACTGCCATTCTCGGCCCGATAATCTCAGGCGAGGTTTAAGCTTCTGTATCTCATTGGCGACCTTGGTATACCCGTTCGACAGGTCGGCCATACGACCTCCCGGTTGTTCGGTTTGATTGGGAAAATTGATAATTTCAGCGGTATTTGACATACTTAGCTCCGCATTTGCCTAACAACTGATGCGCAAGAAAGTCGGTTCTGTTCGCGCAGACCGGCTTTCGTCATTTCTGAAGTCTTCACATTGCCCCCAGCATGGTTGTAACAATCGCCAATAACGGTGCCGTCAGGTCCGGATCGATGCGAAACATCTCGAAAATCCCCTCTCCTAACTCCTTCAGCTTTTCCTTCTTTGGTGCATCGAGCATCAAAGCTTGCTTCGCCTCACTTACCTCTTTTTCCAACCTGGCCATCCGGTAGGCAAACGAGTCGTTCTTTACGACACGGTCACGGTATCGAAGTGGTAATACAGACATGATCGCGGGCACCAGCTGTTCGACGTTCTTTCGGTACGATGCGGAGTCTTCTTTGTTATCCAGCCAGCGGAACAGCTTTACGTTCCACACATCGGCCTGGCCTGAGAAATCAACGCTATCAAGTTGGAGTTCCTCCGCCGCTTCTTGGATTTGAAGCGCAACGGCTATGCGACCTTCTGACGCGGCCCAGGCTCGGACCACTGAGCAGATAACGCGATGATCTATATCCTGCGTTGCCGATTCGCTTTGATGACACTGGAATATCAGTTGATTAGAGGAAGCTCTGCTACTCTGGTGGAATGAAATAGTCTGCATTGTTAAGGCTCCTATTTAGGTAAACCATCTGTGGGGTTCGGGTAGAGATCAGGGCGCAGCTCGTGCGGAGTTACGCCAGTAGCCGTAAAAATGGGCAGTACTCTCTCCGCAGGAATGCCATTGCGGCGCCACAGAGAAACGGCCATTTTTGAAACGCCGATCAAAGCGCCAAGCGCACTGGCCGAGCCAGATCGGAGAATTGCATTTTCAATACCAGTCATAGGACCTCCTTAAGTGAGCAAAGTAAAGCACCAATTTACCACTGAGTCAATACACGCCTGCCTACCAACTGGTAAAGCTATTGTTTACAATCCATACATGAATAAAAAAGATCCTAACCAGAGCCTTATTTCCAGGCTGACTGAATTGAATGGCAAAGGCTTCTCAAAAACCGAGATGGCCAAGGTTGCCAACGTCAGTAAGCAAGCGGTAACCGGATGGTTTCGAACCGGTAAGATAAGCAAAGAATCAGCCCTGGCTGTTGCAGATGCAGCTGGCGTATCGGTGCCATGGTTACTTGGAGAGGACGTTGGCGAGAAAGACGGGCTCAAGCCGGACGAACAGCGCCTGCTGGAGCTCTACCGCCAGTTGCCGGAGGAAGAGCAACAGAACATGCTCCGCATCTTCGCGCTTCGGCTGAAGGAGCTGGACGAGCTGTATGAGAAGTACATGAAGGGCCGGATCAGGTCACAAGGGGAATGATTCATTCTGAACAGCATATCGTTGGTCGCAATAGGCATTAAAAGCATCTGAACGAAGGCTTAATAAAATGTACTGTATATGCGATCAGGTTTATAGTAATGCACAGGATAGGCGTTGATGGAAAATGACGATATGAAGTTCAGAATAGTTTACGATGGCCCGGCATTAGACACGCATGAGATGGATGTGCGAGACCTTGCGCCAGCGCTTTTGTCGCTATCCGATGCCCTGGAAGAAGCAGGTAAGACAATCTATGGAAAAGATAAACGCATATCTGTAAAAGTTAATGCTTCTTTCAAGGCGGGTTCTTTTGGCGTTGACCTTATTGCTCAATCAACCTCCATCTCTAGCCAAATAATTGGTGCTTTTTCCGGTACTAATGCATCAGCAGCCTGCAACATTATAAGTTTGGTAGGTTTCGGTTATTTAGCCAGCAAGCAGTCCTACAAAGGTCTTATTCAACTTATAAAATGGTTAGGTCCAAAAAAGATTAAGCGCATTGAGCCAACATTTGATGGCAACGCCGAAATTTTCATCGATGATGAAAGTGAGGTTTTTGACAATCAAGTTTTGGAACTTTATAAAAATAAAAAGATTAGAAGATCCCTTGAAAATGTCATTTCAAAACCTTTGGAAAAAGATGGAATTGATAGCTTTGCTGTCACAATCGACAATGGTCATACTTTTGTTGAAGTAACTAAAGACGAAGCATTATTTTTCAAAGTTGACAGCGCTGAAGAAACTATAATCTCTGAATCTATTACGGAAAGAGCCCTTCATCCACTTGATATTTCTTTTCGTGATGGACATAAATGGAATTTTTCAGATGGTGCAAGTCCATTTCAAGCAGAGGTTAGCGACGAAAAATTCCTCAAAGCGATTGATGAACAGTCAGTAGCTTTTGCAAAAGGAGACCTTTTATTGGTTGATTTAAAGATTACTCAATATCTTGCTGATAAAGGTATTAAGACGTCATATGAAGTTGTGAATGTAAAAAAAATAATCAATCCTCAAAGACAAATTGATTTCCCTTTTTAGGCCTATAATCATTTTTAACTCAGCCAACGAGTCGGTTTTGTAGACCTTCCCCCACAGTTCCGCAGCCAACACCCTACCCCAAACTCACCGATCCCGACCTTATCGTCGGGATTTTTTTTGCCTTTATCACGCAATTTCACACTTCAAATCCCACCAGTAAAGCAATGCTGTACTTTTTACCACTTCAGTACTTGACCATTTAGTAAAGTGGTGATTTACTAGTATCACCAAGACGCACTACGAACCACCAAGGCAGGACGCCCACGAAGTAGCCGCCGACGGCATACGAAGAGTCGGATGAGGTGGAGAGATTAACGCGCATCAGGTTTAAACGTTCCGCTGGCCGGCGATAAGGCAAAAGAGGCTGAGATGAAAGGCAATACGAAGAAAACAGGCATGTACGGATTTGCTGCATGTTGGGCACGCAACGACATCACATCACAAAAACCCTTGGAGCTTCCAAGCTCCCGTCAGGACGGAGGCAAGGGTTTGAAGAGCCCTGAATACAAGCACTCACGTCTAGCTATGCAAAGGTTTAACAAGGCAGGCGGAATTCCTCGCGGCAAAGCCGCTGCAAAAATGAGCCGCCTGGGATATCGAAGTGAAAGTCTCAAAGACTTTATTCGAGAGTTTCGATAAGTCTCAGTGGAGTCACTGCTTCCGCAGGGATCAAACTTGCCGGGAAGTAATTATCAGTAACGATTTTGGTTAAACGGTTAATGACCGTTGGTTCTGGATTATCAATTAAAAGCGAATGTACAGACTCTGAAAGCTTGAACCATCCGTCTTTTTCACACGTGTAGATATAACAGGGTACTGAGGTCTTGAGAGTTGGGGAAAGGGTCTGATGCTTCGAAACAATAGCTTCATTTTGACAAATCGGGCACGGAACTACTTTTCCATTCATTGTTAAGTCCTTGCTGGCTGTGTGAGAGCTTTCAGCATACCACCGAGCCTGAAGTGGTGAAAAGACAGGCATTAACAGGAGATCAATATGATTGATTACGCACGCAAACCGGGACGGCAGCAGGCCGTAAAGCTGAACCTCTTCGAAGTGATTCTTCGCCGCTTGTGCTACATGTTGGCGCAAAAGGGGAATCCAGATGTGTAACTCAACAAAATGCGGGTACTGCGGCAAGCCGGTTGAACCGGAGGAAGTAGTCAAAAGTACCCTTCTCTATCGCAACGGCGCACAGCTGGCGCGCAAAGAAAAAGAGTATTGCTCTGAACGTTGTGCTTCGTACGACCAGATGGCCCACGAAAGCTAACGTAAAAGCCGCGCAAGGCGGCCCGTACGTCCGGTGACACCGACCAAAGTTCCACCGGAAAACTACACAAAACCAAAGTTAACCCAATGGGCGCTATCTCTGGCCCGGGGATCTTACATCCAAAAAAGAGGATCTCACATGGAATTTTTCTATGTAGTCAAAGCTACGCAGAAATCTGGCAAAGACGATGCAGTGATTTGGTTCACTGCAAAATCGGAAGCCCGAGCCAACCTGCAGCTCGATGTTGAGCTGGAAGATGCTGGTATTGAAACCGGACGCGGTAAGGATTACGCCAAACCGGTTCGCACCGATTTCCCGGTCTACGACGACCTCCCGGAAGAAAGCTCAGTGGATTACGCCTGGTGCAAACGCTACGAACTGCAGGACGATGGACGCATCTGGCTGCCAAAGGCTGTTGCTGAGTCGACTGGCGCCGTGGACAAAACTGCCGCAACGGAAACGACCGTTAAAGTCGAAACTATCGTCGAAAGTGTCCCGCTTGAAAACCGCACTCCAGCGGTCCGCTATGCCGTCCATCTGAACAGCGACAAATACCAGTCACACATCACCAAAGAGCAGCAGCTGGCTGCCAGCGAAATGTCTCTGGATGAAGGTAACACTTATCTCCAGAACCTGCTGCTGGCGAAAAACGACATCCCTGAAGTTGCAGAACTCAGCCTGAACGCTGAGTGGAAACTGGTTCAGGCTGTTAAGGAAATATTCGCAACAGACGAAGAGCATGATGTAAAGCTGCTTGCAGCTTTCATGGCTCACTGGGCGAGAGCAGATGCCGGCGACCGCAATCAGTTAGTTGAAGAGTGGAGAAGCGGAAAGCTTACTCTTCTCAAATCAGATAGCACCAGCGACGCCGACGTTACAACCGATCAGGTTCTAGAACCTGATAACGGTATCCAGATTGACGAGAATGGTGACGAAACCACACGTTATCCAGTCGTTCGTATGCAGTTTCGCAAGCAGCTGCTCGCCCAGTTCGCCGGCGACGTACTGCGCCACTACTTAACCCGCGAAGAATACGAAGGTATCAGCGCGCTGGAGATGGACACTGACAACAGCTACATCCAGAACCTGCTGCTGGCGGCTGAAAACTGTGAAGAGATTAAGGGTTACGATACCAAAGACCTTTGGCGCTATACCGACGCCATTCGCAAGGTGTTCAGCCAGGAGAAGCGTCACGAACTCGCTTTGGTCCTCCGATTTACAAGAATGTGGGCGGCGACTGATTACATTGACCGTGGCATTCTCGTTCGCGAATGGGCTGCCGGTAATCGTACCAGCAGCGTGCAGCGTACTGATTCCGGAACTAATGCCGACGGCGGCTATGTTACCGACCGCGGCGAAGGCGCACACCATACACTCGACACCCTCGATCTTGAGATTGCCTGCGCACTGCTGCCGATGGACTTCAACCACTTTGAGATCCCGGGCAGCATCCTGCGCCGCGCCAAAGAGATCGTTACGAAGAAAGAAGAACCGTGGAAATCATGGAGCAACATCCTACGTAATCAGCCGGGCGTCCTGGGAGTTAACCGCACTGCAATCTTCAACCTGGTGCGCATCGCGCCGGAAAATATCCACCTGACACCAGCTGCACACCTCGAGTTCGTTTGCCAGACCATGACGACTGAATTTAATTCCGCAGGTGAGTTACTGACGCTGCCTGAGCCAGTGGCAGAACCTGAAGCGGCAGCACAACAGCCACAAGTTGAGAATCTCGGCAGCGGCATGTTCTCCATCGAAGGCTTGATGGGTGGAAATAACGACCCGGCCATCAATACCTCCTCAAATGAAGTCGTAAAAACGGAAAACGCAACGGAGACCACCAGCGATGTGCAGATGGAAGCGGCTCAGCCAGAGAAAGTCGAAAATAATGATCCGGTACAACCAGGCGAAGGCGTTGATGCAGATGATACGCAAGCAGTTACCGTAGCGCCGGCAGAGATACTGGCAGCTGCCGCACCTAGCCTCGCTAACCAAGAACCGGGGGATGGCAACCAAAAAACGGATTCTGCCAGCAAGAATATCGATTCTGCACACCAGAATGTGCCAGAACCAACACAAAATGAGCCGGAAGTGCAGCGGGACGAACAAGCTGTCAAATACCCTGCCTACTTCGAACCGGGTCGTTATGAAGGTTTACCAAACAACGTTTATCACGCAGCGAATGGGATCAGCAGCACACAGGTTAAAGATGCCCGTGTGAGCCTGATGTATTTCAACGCGCGCCACGTCGCCAAGACTATCCAGCGCGCGCCGTCCAAAGTACTGGATATGGGTAACCTGGTCCATGCACTGGCCCTGCAACCGGAAAACCTCGTTGAAGAGTTCAGTGTGGAGCCGGAAATCCCTGAAGGTGCTTTTACCACCACCGCTACACTGCGCGAGTTCATCGACGTACACAATGCCAGTCTGCCTGCGCTGCTGGGTACAGACGATATCAAAGCGCTGCTGGAAGAGTACAACACCACACTACCCGCGCAACTGCCGCTGGGCGCAAGCCTGGAGGAAACAGCGCAGAGCTACATGGCGCTGCCGGCTGACTTCCAACGTATCGAGGCAGACCAGAAGCAGACGGCAACGGCAATGAAGGCATGCATCAAAGAGTACAACGCCACCCTGCCCGTGCCTGTTAAAACCAATGGCAGCCGTGACGCGCTGCTGGAGCAGCTGGCTATCATCAACCCTGACCTGGTGGCGCAGGAAGCGCAGAAACCGGCACCACTCAAAGTTTCCGGTACCAAAGCGGAGATGATCCAAACGGTGAAGTCTGTGAAGCCGGATGCGGTATTCGCTGACGAACTGCTTGATGCGTGGCGCGACAACCCTGGCGACAAAATTCTGGTGACGCGCCAGCAGCTGGCAACCGCCCAGGCCATTCAGTCCGCACTACTGGCACATCCAACAGCTGGCATGTTGCTCCAGCACCCAAGCCGCGCCGTTGAGGTGAGCTACTTCGGCTTTGACGAGGAGACCGGTCTGGAAGTACGTGTGCGCCCTGACCTCGAGATCGATCTGGACGGCGTGCGTATCGGCGCTGACCTGAAAACTATCAGCATGTGGAATGTTAAGCAGGAAAGCCTGCGCGCCCGACTTCACAGAGAAATCATTGAACGTGATTACCACCTGAGCGCGGCCATGTACTGTGAAACCGCGGCGCTGGACCAGTTCTTCTGGATCTTCGTCAACAAAGACGAGAACTATCACTGGATCGCCATCATTGAGGCATCTGAAGAACTGCTGGAGCTGGGCATGCTTGAGTACCGTAAATCAATGCGCGCTATCGCCACTGGCTTCGACACTGGCGAGTGGCCAGCACCGATTACCGACGATTACACCGACGAACTGAACGATTTTGACCTGCGCCGTCTTGAAGCGCTGCGTCTGGCTTAAAGGAGGATCCGACCATGCAAAATACCAATATCATCACAACTGAGCAGGCTCCGAATACCATCTCTGCCAGCAATGCAGTATTCAACGTTCAGGCACTTGGCCAGTTGACTTCGTTTGCCGAACTAATGGCGCAGTCTGCCGTTACTGTTCCCAAACACCTGGCGGGGAAACCCGCCGATTGTATGGCTATCGTCATGCAGGCTATGCAGTGGGGCATGAACCCTTACGCTGTCGCGCAGAAAACGCACCTGGTCAACGGCGTGCTGGGCTACGAGGCTCAGTTGGTCAACGCAGTGATCTCCAGTTCCAGCGCAATAGTTGGCCGCTTCCATTACGAATATGGTGGAGACTGGGAAAAGATCGCTGGACACAAAGATGCGCGTGATGAGTCAGGTCTGTTTATCCGGGTCGGAGCCGTTTTGCGCGGAGAAGCTGATATCACTTGGGGAGAAAGCATCTATTTGGCTGATATCACCACCCGCAACTCACCTCTGTGGAAGACGGCACCAAAGCAGCAGATCGCATACCTCGCAGTGAAGTACTGGGCCAGGCTGTACTGCCCTGAAGTCATTCTCGGTGTCTACAGCCCAGACGAGGTTGAACCACGAACTGAGAGGGAGATCAACCCGGCACCACAGCGCGTGAACCTGGCGGATATTTCTGGTGACACAGTTACAACCACGCAAAGCGCGCAGGAGTCCGCCTCCAACATCAACACTCTGGCCGATGATTTCCGCGACCGCATCGAGGCCGCTCAGGATGTAGATAGCGCCAAAGCGCTACGCGCAGACATCGAAACTGCTAAAGCGGCGCTAGGCTCAGCTCTCTTCACTGAACTGAAAAACAAAGCGGTGAAGCGTTACTACCTTGTAGATGCTCGCAACAAGGTGGAGGCGGCGATCAACTCCCTGCCCCAGCCCGATGAGCCGGATGCCGCCGAGCGGTTCGCGGAAGCCGAACGCGTGCTGGCATCGTCAAAGCGGCACCTGGGAGATGAGCTGCATGATCAGTTCAGCATCACACTGGCGGATATGAAACCGGAATACGTGGCCTAAGGATACTGGGAGTGGCAACCCTCCCCTTAAGGAGACTACATGCGACTGATCAATCGAGGCAGTAAGCAATCCCATTTAGCTCGCCAGGCATGTGACATCGCGCTCGCCGCGCACCAGCAACGATACGGCGATTACGGGCGAAGCAAGATGAAAGAGACCTACACCGTGAGAGTTGAAGGTGTAAAAGTTTGGGTTGAAGTGGTGAATCGTAAGGCGAGCTATGTGGCTACAGCAATGACGGGCATGCGTCGGCTCCGTTCCTTACCCGGTCAGGCCTCCTGATATCGGAATATCAATTATTTTTAACCGGCATCTTTATACTGATGCCGGTTACCTGAGGTGAACTATGTCACAGGTAATTTTTAACGAAGAGTGGATTGTTGAGGCCAAACTCACCGAAAGAACCGGGCTCTCAAGTGGGCAAATCAAGAGCTACCGTCTTAAATCATGGGTCAACGGCATCCATTTTAAATACGTTACCGCCGATGGCAGAACAGAGTCCGAGAAAGGACTTGCCTGGTACAACTACCCCAAAATAAACCATTTCATTAAGGACGCGTAATGGCAGGCTTTCCTACCGGTGTTGAAATCCACAACGGTAAACTGAGGATATCATTCAAGTATAAGAATATTCGCTGCAGGGAAGTTTTGCAGGGTTGGGCGGTGAACAATTCCAACATCAAGAAAGCCGGCAATCTTAGAGCGCTGATATGCGCTGAAATTCAGCTGGGTACATTCAAATACGAAGAGCGCTTTCCGGAAAGCAAAGCACTGAAGAAGTTTTCGACGCCCGTAAAGAGCGTCTTAACCTTTGGAGAGCTGTGCGATGCATATCACGCAGTGAAAGAGGTGGAGATCAGCCCGGCAACGATGATGATTACTCGCTCGGTCAGTACTCTCTTCACGAAAATTATCGGAGAAAGCACTTCTCTTGAAGAAATTCAGCTAAACGATATGTTGTTGTACAGGAAGAAATTACTTGAAGGGGAATTTAAGGCCAGATCCGATGGGCAACGCACCGTCAGAACTGTTAACGCCTTCATGGGGCAATTATGCAGAATGCTCAGCTTCGCTCACCAGAGTAACTACATCCAGCACAAGCCGTTTGAGAACATAAAGAGTCTGAAGACATCTGAACTTGATCCAGACCCATTGCTGAAAGAAGAATTTCAGGAGCTATCTAAGCACTGGCAGGGTCAGCATTTAAACCTTTGGTCGTTTGCCGTCTATACCGGCCTACGTCATGGTGAATTGACCGGTCTGGCTTGGGAGGATGTCGATCTAAAAAATGGCGAGGTCCATGTTAAGCGTACAATGACGCTCACAAAGAAGTTTGGTCCACCGAAGACAAACGCCGGGGTGAGGACCGTAAAGCTGTTAAAACCGGCGCTGGAAGCGTTAACGAGGCAATTCGAACTTACTGGCAATAAGGTGCCCGCAGAGATCGACTTTTACCACCGCGAACGTGGGAAAATTGAAAAGCAAAGCCTGAGATTCTGCTTCGTGCCCAACCATGATGAAGGGGAAATGAGCAGACATTATTCACAGAGCACGATAAACCTGACATGGCCGGGCGCCATGAGAAAATCAGGCGTAAGGTATCGTAGTCCCTACCACACCCGGCATACATATGCCTGCTGGTTACTATCAGCTGGCGCAAATCCATCGTTCATTGCCAGCCAGATGGGGCATAAAAATGCGCGTATGGTTTACACCGTATATTCAAAATGGATCGTGCGGATGAACGATGACCAGATAGACATGTTAAACGGGAAAATTTAG